GCTTAATTCGCCTTCAGCATCTAAACCATGAACTGATTTCAAGTCTTGAGCTAACTCGATTGAGTACTCAGCTTTAAGTGCACGTGTTTTAGCAGTTACGCTAGTTTTTTCAATTGAGAAAGCCATTGAATGGAAGTCAGCAGGTGTTGAACCTAATTGTTCAGAAGTAGCTGTTGACATACCACCAATAACGTTGTCAGTGAATGGGTTTGTGCCAGATTGAGCAGCACCAGTAGCACCAGCGAATGCTGAATCAGCTTCGTTGAATAATGCTTCTGTACCATTTTGTGTTGTGTAACGTGATTTCATCGCGAAGATCAAACCAGTTGGTTGTGTCATTGGTTGAACGCCAGCGATATCGTAAGCAATCATTTGTGGCATTGCACGACGTACGAGAGCGATAAGAACTGGGTCGAAACCAGCAACTGTACCAGTTGCAGAACCAGCGCCGCCTAAAGCGATACCAGAACCACCACTGTTAGCTGGAGCTGCTTCGAAAAGAGCCTCAGCACCCTTTTGCATTTCACGTTCTTGATTTTCTAAAAGAATCGCAGTAACTTCTTTACGATAGTTATCTTTGATTTCTGGAAGTGACTTATGCTCTAAGATCGGCTCCCATTTTTTTACTAAGTCTTGACGAATTGTCATTTTATTTTCCTTATTTAATGTTGTTGAGAACTGACATATACTTCTTGATTGAAGGATCAACAGCTTTTTCTTCTGCGATCATTTCAACTGGAGTATCTGTTACTACAGACTCAACGATTGTTGATGCCTTGTTTGTGAAATAATTTTCACGAATTGTCTGAACTTTCTTAGCAAAAGTTTCTGAATCTTCAAAAGCTAACTCTTCAGCAAGACCAAAGAATTTTTCTTTATCTGTTTCAGCAAGACCTTCTGCACCGTCAGCAATGATAGACTCACGTGTTGACTCGTTGATGACTTTCGCCATTTCAACATTAGCTGCAACTTGTTCATCTAACTTAGCTTGTAAGTCAGCAATTGTTTCTTCCATAGAACCTAATACATCGAATTTTTCCTCAGGAACATCGATATAGTGTTCTTCAAATAGGCCTTTAAGACCAGAAACAAAGCCTTCTAAGATATCAGACTTCATACCACTTTCAAGGGCGATTTCATTATTTTCCATCCACTGCTCAGCAACGTAGCTGAGGTATCCATCAACTTTTTCAACAAGACCCTCTTGATTCTGAGCTACAGCTTCTTCAAGCTTAGCATCGAATTCTTCTTGTAAACGAGTTACTTCTTCTTTTACTCGTGTTACGATAGCTGCTTCGAAGATTGTTGCTGCTTTAGCTTTGAATTCCTCTGAGAGGTCTTCGCCGTTTACTAATGCATCAACGTCTTCTTTAAAATTAACTGCTGAACCTGCAGCTGTTGCTGGAATTGAATCCTTAGCAGTGCGGATAACAGCTTGATCACCTGCTTCAGCCTTAGCGGTAACAACATTAGGTTTCTTAGAAGCAACTTCTGCTTCTTTTTCATCTTCTGCGTTGTTCTTAGCGTTAGCTTCGTTAGGTGTCTCTCCACCATTAGGTACAGAGTTTGTAGCTGTACGAATAACTGCTTGGTCGCCTGCTGCAGCATTCTTAGTAACTACGTTCTCTTCTTCAATGGTTTCTTCTACAATCTCTTCAACTTGATCGTCAGCTGACTTTGATTCAGCTAAGATCTGAGCGATTTTTTGTTCGATCGACATCTTTTTCTCCTATTTTTGTGTATCTTTTCAGATATACTATTATTTATAGTTATTTAATTTTCGAGAGGAAGTTCATGAAAACCTTCAACTTCGCTTCTTCTAAATTTTTACTTGAAGCTGCACGAATAACTCGTTGTGCTTCTCGTAAGTCTTTCTCCACAAACCTTCCATCGACCATAACCCACTCTTTAGACTCCATCACACCCTCTACGAAAGCATTAGGGGCTGAAGGGTCAGCTACGATATCCGCAGCCGTCGCTAAAGTGAAATCTTTACCAACGTATGATACGTCTCCCTTACGATCTAAAGAACCCATACCTCTGGAACTAACACCAAGTGTAGCACCTTCATCGATTAGGGACTTAACGATCTTACCGTATGGAGTATCCATGATCTTAGCTTTACCAATAAAGTTGTCGCCATCTCTACGTAAAGACTTAATCATATGTGATACACGGTCAAGGTTAATCGTTGGGGAATCAGGATGACCTAACTCTCCGAATGCACGACTCTTATTAACGTACTCGTCATTATATCGTTTTACCTCGTTATCGAGTATCTCTACTGGATAAACGCGGCCGTTACGATTCTTTAAATTCGATTGAAGGAATACACCTTCAATGAAGTATTCTTTTCCCTTACCTAGTTTTTCTTCAACTACGTATTTTACCGTCTCGGTATGTTCTTTAATGAGTTTCATTCTTAGAATCCTCTAGTTGCGTGATTATGTACCCAAACACCAGCTACATCAGAACCAGCTTTTGCTGTTGTGTCGCTTGTTCTACCCCATAGGATCTGCATGTTTTCAGAACCGCTGTATTCTGCAAACTGGATACGAACTGGGTAGTAACGACCAGCAGTTAAGGTAGCAGAGTTAGTATTCTTAGTATGTGTTGAGTTATTTGTATACAAATGACCGTTAGAGCTTGTATTATTACCATCTAATGCATTTGTGCCGAGCCAGAAGTATACATCGTCATCAACATTTGCCCAGAAGTTATAAGTTCCTGTAGTAGGAGCTTTAAAGTATCCAACCCATTCAAGAGTATAGTTGTTTTCTGAAGCAAGATTTTGATCACCAAATCCAACATATGTATCTGCTTGACCAAAGTAACTTGGTTGTGTACGACAGAATGTGACATCATTACCAGATCCTGCGGATGTACCAAAGTTACCAACGAACTTCTTACGCCATAGACCAGCTGTCTCACTAGAAACAGATGTTACGCTTGAACCTGGAACGTATGGTGTACCAGCTGAAGTCATTGTTAATGATACAGCAGTTTCATAAGTACCAGATCCTGGTGTTGGTAGGTCAAATAGACCGGCCGGAGCAGTAAATGGACTACCTGAGATTTCCAATGGACCAACTTGTGATTCATCATCATAAGCTCCATATTGTTCATACTCAACTTTAGAGAAGTAACCTTCTTGTTTGTGTAGTACTACCCATGTTGTAACGTTAGCACCAGAAGCGCCAGCATGTGTAACAAGGATATCTTTATCACTTTGACCGTTTTCAGTAAAACCATATTGGTTAAACTGTACGGTTGGAGAATTTTCTGGAGCACCAGCAAATACAAGATGACCTGTAGCACCAGTTGCACCGCGTCTAAGTGACATAGAAGAACCAAGAGTACCTGAAGTAATTACCGCAGCAACATTAACTACAGGAGCTTGAGCACCAGTTGCTCCTAACACTTGATCTGCAGATACTAAACCAGTCAATGCAAGTGATACATTATCATTTGCACCACTAACTGAAATTATAGTCTCTTTATTTGTATTCTTTACGATATGAGTTGCTAATGCCATGCTTATTCTCCGATTTGCTTGAGTACACCGATAAAGTTATCTTTACTTTGTCTCATGTGCTCAATGATTTCTTGTTGATTGCTAAATAAAGCTTTTAATCTTTCTTGTGTATCTTCATTAATAGCGATTATAGTGCCGTCTTCAAGCTTATAATCGATCTTACCTTCAATGAGTTTATCTAACTTATTAAGGTTTCGTATATCCTGTACAGCAGGATCTACAGTAAATTGTTTAGAGGAAGCAAAATCTATGTATGACTCTATTAAAGTATCTGTAACTTTTATATCATGATGTTCTTTAATAATGTTCGCTATCTTATTTTCTGATATGTCGTCGTATAGTTCTGTCTTAATTTGTTCTTCAATATTCTTAGTATAGTATTTTTGCTTTATATATTGTCTTGCTTCCTCTAAATTCGCAAAAGAAGTCTTCTCTTTATCGATCAATACATTACCTTTGGTAGTTTGCTCGATAAGGTGTCCGTTACTGAATGCTTGATCCGCGATCTCAGCACCAATAATATCAGACGATAACTTCTTACTAAACTGTTTAAAGTACATTACGCGTATCCACGATCCGTTTTAACATAACCAGGTCTCGTAGAGTCAGTAGTAGCGCACTCTTTTTTAATCTTTTTCTCATCAGCGATGTTCATCTTTTGTCCTGAACTTGATGGTTCAGAAGGTAGACGCGCAGGGCCAGAACCAGAAGGGTTGTATGGATCATTCTCCATACATGAGCACTTCTTAGCAGCTTCTACTAAGTCTGCATCTAGACCTGCTTGCTCAGCATCAATCTTTGAGATAGGATTAAACATTAATCAGCTTTCTTGCCAGCTGCAGCCATCTTTTGGAACTTTTCTTTGCCATATTTTTTACGACCAATTGCTGCTGCAACAGCTGCTGGGTTATTTACACCAGGTTTACGTGCTAATTGATTTTTTAATTTAGCAAAGCCCATGTATTTTTCTGTTAAGCTGATCTCGTCATCTTCAGATAGTTCTTCATTGAGCTCTTCTTCTGATAATGCTTGGATGATAGTAGCTACGTCTTCATCAGCAAACTCTTCAAATACTAACTCTTCATCGATTTGTTCTTCTGACTCTTCAACTTGTTCTACACGGAACATGTTTTGAGCTACTGATACACGCATGTCTTCTAACTTAGATGATACACGTGTTGCCATCTCTGCATTAAATGATGCATCAATAGTTGCTGCATCACCTTCAACGATAGCACTGATTAAGTCTTTAACGCCTTGTGTCATTGCATTTCTCCTTATTGTTGTCCGATACCTGGTAATACTGGATTAGGCCCTTGAGTCATATCTCCTTGTAAACCTGGTTGCTGAGGCATCATTGCTGCCATCTCCTCAGTCTCTTGCTTAACTTCTTTTTCAATCTCTTCGATCTCTTCTTCTGACTGCTTGAGTACGAATCGTTTAATATAATTCATACTAAAATAAGTACCTACATAAGGTTGGATCCTATTTAAAGTATCTAATCTTGAATTAAGGATCTCAGAATCTTTTAACTCCGCAAAGTGGTTATCTTCTTGGAAGTCAAATCGTATGTCTTGTACGATCTCATCCCACTCGTCAGGTCTAATAACGTTCTTAGCAATTAACTGGACTCTAAGAGCCTCAGAGAATAATACTGAGAACTTACGTCTAAGTCTTTCGATGAACTTATTAAACTTAACTTCATCTCGAGTAATCTCATTACTTCTACCTAAACTGAATCCTTGATCCGGTTTCATGCGAGATACAGGAACGTTTAAGCATTGGTATAACTTGTTTTGGAAATATTGTATGTCTTCGATCTGTCCGAGGTTTTGACCGCCAGAAAGGGTAGTGATTTCAGTACCTTTTCCACCTTCTCGTCGAGGCATCCAAAAGTCTTCCATCATAGAGAGGTGTTTACGGTCGTCTCGTACTTCGCCTGTTGCGGCATCGTAGACAACTTTATTTCTATACTTATTCATGATATCATTAACGTATTGCTCAGCTTTAAGCTTTGGCAAGTTACCTACGTCAATATAAAATATTCTTCTTTCAGGTGCTCTCGATACACGGTAGATTACCAATGCATCTTCGATCATCTTTAATTGGTTTACAGGTTTAATAGCTTTATGCAGATAACCTAACATGGTGTTAGAGTTAGCGTCTACTAAACCAGAAGGACAATAGATTACCGAATCAATCGATAACTTAACTCCTTGACTTGTATTCTCGTTGATACCTTTATCGTTATAGATATAGAACTCTTCTATACTCTTAACGACGTCGATACCTTTATCGTTCTTACCTTTTTTAAGGTTCTTGATCCTACGAATCTTGCGTGGATCAACGAAACGTAATTCTTGGATACCCTTAGAGATATCTGTCTCATCTAATAAGATGTGATAGTATAATCTACCATCAACATACCATGACCTAAATATGTCATGACCTTTTGAGTTAAACTTATAGAGCTTGAGTATGTTATCAAACTCATCAGCCATTAACTTCTTAATAGATGTAGAAACTTTAACATCGTCTAATACGATCTCAATTGGACTCTCATCATGGTTAGCTACGATCGCTTCATTGACGATGTCTTCTACTGCATTATCGCAATCACCATATTGTGATACTTCGCGATAGCGTCTAATTAAATCATTCTCGTTCTTTATAACACCTTCAAGGTCTACAGTCATGCCATAATAAGCAGCTGCAGCTCCTAAGGTTGATATAAGTGTCGAGCCGTCGTCGACTGAAGGGGCGACGACGTCACCCCCAGTCTTCTTAAGTTCCTTCTTCTTTATCTCAAATCCAAAGATTTCCATTATAAACCCCTAATTATATAGTTCCAATTAAACTGGAAGTGGGAAAGTACCAACTGGAGTATTAACTGCAACGCTAACACCAAAGTTAGAACCTTGTGTACTTGTATCTGAAGTCCAGTAATTGTAAGTAAACTCTACATCAAAAATTTCCATTTGGTTTACCGCATCGTAATCAACAGTGATAGCACCGATGGTTGTTGGGTAAGCATCATGGAATTTATAGCTCTTAACGATAGCACCGTTACGATCTAATTGATGAACTCTTAAGTCCACTTGATAGTCTCGTGGGTTTGTACGACCGTTAGTTTGACTATGATTTTGTACGCCGTCTGACCATTGTTCGATAGCATTTCTGATACCAAATGTTGTGTCATTGTAAACAGCTACAGTCCATGGAGCGAATACACGTTCACCAGCAAAGTTAACTGCACGACCACGGTATTGGATTGGCATGTTTTCTACTGTAGAAGCCGGTAATGCTGCAGCTTTACATAAGAATTGTGCTTGTAGACCAATAGCAGGACCACCAGTAACATATGATGGGAATGTCAATTCGACGCTAAACTGATTGGGACGTGCTCCGCCACCAATCAGTTGGGCTTTAAAATCGCTAATGTTTGCCATATTTTATGTCCTTTTCTTTATCTTTATTATTTATATGTTAAGCACCGATTTCTTCGAACTTAACTGAACTTCTTGCTGCAATGAAGTTTAATGTAATAAAGTTGATTGAACGGTTAGGTTTAATATAGATATCGGCAATGAACTCATTACGGTCGATAACTTCACCTGTGTTGTTTGTGTCATCACATTTAACGCGGAAGTCAGTAACACCGCGACGGCCTTGAACGTCTCTTAAGAATGGCTCAATGAGGTTCTTAAATTGTGCTCTTGTAAAGCTGTCATTGAATTCAAATAATTGATACTTAGC